GAAAACTTTAAGAGGAAGTAGATTTGATTTGAAATCACCACGAGCAATGGTTGACCAACTACGAACTGAAGGACACATGGTTTATATTAATAAATCTGCTGGTGGTACTTCGTATCGTTTAGGTACACCTACTAAAGCTATTGTAGCTGCTGGTGTAAACAAAGTGTTTGGAAGTAATTCATTTGCTTCTGTTAATACTTCGTTCTCTGATATTGTTGCTTCTGGTATCAAAGCTGTATACGGTAAACAAAAATTCGCTTACACTAATCAGTAAGAGTATTTTATCGTATAAATAGTAATGTGAGGCAGTTCGTAAGTCCTGACATTAGAGGTAGAGTGTCTTCCGCAAAGACACCAATGTGGGTTTTGCCGTTTCACCCGAGACAAAAAAACGGCACTTTTTTACAAATGTACTATTTAACTTATATAAATAATTGTGATACGCTCAATTAAGAGGTATCGCAATGATAACTTGCTTAATAAAAGGAGAAAAAATATGACAAGACTATCTATACCAAGTAATATATGGAACGAATTACGACCATTTTCAGTAGGGTTTGATGACCTATTTAACCGCTTTGATAATACATTAGAGTACACGGTTAAACAACCGACATCATACCCACCTTACAACATTAATAAGATAGATGACTTAAATTATCAGATTGAAATGGCACTTGCCGGTTTTAATAAAAAAGATATTGAAGTTAAATCTGCTCTTAACCAATTGACAATTAAGTCAGTTGAGAATGATGATAAGAATGAAAAGGAAACTATTCATAGAGGTATTTCAAAAAGAAAATTTAGTAGAACATTTACATTAGCAGATGATGTGATTGTAAATAGTGCTAAATTGAAAGATGGAATGCTTTTAGTCGAGTTAGAAAAAGTTGTACCAGAGGAAAAGAAACCTCGAACTATAGACATCAAGTAATAATAAATCTCAAGTTGAACCTTGTGTTTATTTATAAATGCATCTTCAATGAACTGGTTTATGATTAATGATTTTTTGATTAACCATAAACAAGGAGAAATACTATGTGGACACAACCTCAAGCAACTGAAATGCGTTTCGGTTTTGAAGTAACAATGTACGTTATGAACAAATAATTATTTGTTTTTTATTTTAGAGAGACCTGCTTGACAGGTCTCTTTATTTCTGTTATAATAAGTTGAATTAAACAAAAAGGTGAGTATTAATATTATGAAACTAAATCAAAACACACAAAACATCCTAAAAAACTTTTCTGAAATCAATACTAACATATTGATTAAACCAGGAAAACAATTAAGTACAATTTCTACTATGAGAAACATATTTGCTAAGGCAGATATTGATGAATCATTTGATACTGAATTTGGTATCTATGACCTCAATGAGTTTCTTGCAGTCATGTCGGGACTAAACAAACCTGAATTATCTTTACAAGATAAGTTTATGACTATCTCTGCTGAAGGCAGTAAGTCAAAAGCAAAATACTTTTATTCAGACCCATCAGTTCTAGTATCGCCAACTAAAGAAGTAAATATGCCAGAGGCAGATGTTACTTTTAGTGTATCAGAATCACATCTTACAGAATTAAAAAAGATGGCTGCAATTCTGAAAACACCTGACCTTGCATTAGTAGGAACAAAAGGTGGTGATATCATATTAAAAGTATGTGATAAAAAGAATGATACATCAAACAACTTTGATATTGTTGTAGGCGAAGGTGCTACAGCAGATTATACTTTCTATTTTAAAGTAGAAAATCTAAAAATGTTATCTGGTGATTATGATGTTTCAGTATCTTCAAAGTCTATATCTCATTTTAAAAACAAAAAACTACCTATTGAATACTGGATTGCTCTTGAGCCAGACAGCACAATTACTAAGTAATTTAAATTATATTATGAATGGAGTAAAGAATGAATACAGACTTTTTATGGGTCGAAGAATATAGGCCCGCTAAGATTGATGATTGCATATTACCGCCATCATTAAAAACACTATTTAAGTCCTTTATCAAGAAAGGCGAACTATCTAATCTATTATTTTCTGGCACACCAGGCATAGGTAAGACCACAGTTGCAAAAGCATTATGTGAAGAATTAGAATGTGATTGGATTATGATTAATGGTTCCGAAGAAGGTGGCATTGATGTACTAAGAACTAAGATTAAAAACTTTGCCTCTACTGTATCACTATCAGGTGGTAAAAAAGTAGTTATACTTGATGAGGCAGATTATCTAAATCCACAATCTACACAACCTGCATTGAGAGGCTTCATCGAGGAGTTTCACAAGAATTGTAGATTTATTCTTACTTGTAATTTTAAGAATAGAATAATCGAACCATTGCATAGTAGATTTTCTAATATAGAATTTAGAATCAATCCAAAAGATAAACCTAAATTAGCAAGTCAGTTGTTTTCAAGAGCAACTTATATTCTCAAAGAACAGAATGTTGACTTTGAAGAAGAAGTACTTGCTGAATTAATCAAGAAACATTTCCCAGACTTTAGAAAACTTATTAATGAATTACAAAGATATTCTGTAAGTGGTACTATTGATGCTGGTATACTTGTTAATGTATCTGATGAAAATTTAAAGACACTTGTAACTCACCTTAAAGGTAAAGAGTTTAGTGATATGAGAAAATGGGTTGTCAATAATCTTGATAATGACCCGGTTAAAATCTTTAGAAAAATTTATGACAATATGTATGATAGTTTACAACCAGAAACTATACCTCATGCTGTTTTAATTATTGCTGATTATCAGTATAAGTCTGCCTTTGTTGCAGACCAAGAAATTAACTTGGTGGCGTGTTTAACTGAATTGATGTCCCAGGTTAAATTCAAATGAGTTATGATTTAAAAGAATACTTAAACGCAATAAACTTTACTAAAAAGAATGTCATGAACTCAGATGACCCAATGTGGGAAAAGAAGTATCCTGCATTTATTGTAAATAAGATGTTATCTGGTTTTTCAGACACCGTAATGCTTGTCAATGAAATGAATAGAAATCATTTTCTTGATAGAGATATGCAGTTTCAATTTCTACTAAATAGTATTAGAAGTAAGAAACGGTTTACTCCGTTTCTGAGAGCGAATAAACTAAAAGAGATTGAGTGTGTAAAAGAGTATTATGGTTATAGTAATGATAAGGCAAAGACCGCTCTTGATATACTCACCAAAGATGATATAAAACTCATCAAGGAAAAACTATATAAAGGTGGGATAAAATGAATGAATTAGATATTAGTTGGGATCCAGGAGATATGTTGGAAGTCCAATTAAAAGAACCAGACGATTTTTTAAAGGTTCGTGAAACACTAACTAGAATTGGTGTTGCCTCTAGAAAAGATAAAAAATTATTTCAATCGTGTCATATACTACACAAACAAGGTAGATATTTCATAACGCATTTTAAAGAACTATTTGCGTTAGATGGTAAAGAATCAAACTTAACCGAGAACGATATTGAAAGAAGAAATACAATTGCTCAATTATTAGGCGATTGGGGATTAATTGCAATAGTTAATGCCACAGTTGCTGAAAATAAAGCACCTCTATCACAAATCAAAGTTTTATCATTTAAAGAAAAAGATGAATGGGACTTACAAGCAAAATATAATATAGGTAAAAAAATTGAAGATGAAGGCACCAAAGTTTAGAGAATTTATAACTGAAGCCAATGGCAATCAGAAATATAAATTAGTTATAATTACAGATGAACCTGAAGCGGCAAAGACTTTTCATACCGCTAATAGACTACAAGAAGAAGCAGAAAAGTTAGGATGGAAAAATTATCTGTATAAACTAACAGGTGGTTATACTTCATACGAAGATGGCATTTTTAGATTACATAATAAAGATGACAAAAAAGGTTTTGTAGTTTCAGGGGCTGATACAATCGCTGTCATAAGAGGTTCAGTTGTCAGAAAAGACAGTTGGATGGATATTGTATCTTCACTAGAAAAACATAGTGTTTGTGTAATTAACAGCAGAGAATCAATTAGTATATGTACAGATAAGTATAGAACGGCATTAAGACTTTCTGATTATGGTATTCGACAACCTAAAACTGTCCTTATAAACGACCCTGAGAAATCAGCACTAGCACTTGATAAACTAGATACACAAATGCCTGTGATTATGAAAACTTTAAGAGGCTCAAAGGGTGTTGGTGTATTGTTTATTGAATCAGAAAAAGCACTAGATAGTATTGTACAATTAATTTGCAAACAAGACCCCGATGCAGATTTACTTTTACAAGAATATATTAAAACAGATTATGATGTTAGGGTATTAGTATTGGGTAACAAAGTTTTAGCAACAATGAAGCGACCTGTAGTTGAAGGAGACTTTAGAAGTAATGTATCACAAGGCTCTAAACCAGAAAAATTAAAACTAACAGAATTAGAAATAGAAGAAAGTTTAAAGGCTGCAAAAGCAGTTAATGGACTATGGACTGCTGTTGACTTTATACCAAGTAAGAATAGAGAAAAAGAACCACCATTTGTTATCGAGGTAAACTCATCTCCTGGTACTGAAGGTATGGAAGAAGCAAGTGGTCAAAATATTAGTAAAGAGATTATAGAATTTTTTGCTGACAAAAAGAATTGGGTTAAAGTACCTGGTGAGTGTGGATTTAAAGAGATTGTATCTATCAAACCATTTGGTGAAATCATCGCTAAGTTTGATACTGGCAACTCAGGTATGCCAGTTATTCATGCTGACAAGATGAAAGTTAATGGTAAAAGAATTACATGGTCTTTACTAGATAAAACTATTACAAGTGATATAATTCGTCAAGAAGAAATATCAGTAGGTGGTTTAAGAAATCATGACGAAACTAGATATGTGATTAAACTAGATGTCGAGTTCTTAGGCACTATGTACGAAACAGAATTTACTTTAGATGATAGAGAAAATAGAACGCCAATTCTATTTGACCGAGAGTTTATGAGTAAGGTAAATGTTATGGTAAATCCAGACAGAAAATATGTGGTTACAACCAAATATAGTTTAGATTAGTGCTTTACAACATAACATTTTTATGTTATAATAATATTATGAAAAGGAGAATAAATCATGGCAAAATCACATCAATCAGATAACCCTTTATTCAAGGCGTTACAGAAAAAATACGAAGCAGACATAGCAGCAGCATTTGCTGTTGTAGTTGTATACTTTGACAATTCAGTAGGCATAGGCGAACACCCACAGTTTATTGAAGAAATGGATAAACAATTAGATGTATTAGCATCTGCTGAAGAAAAACTAACCGCATTAAACAAACACTTTAATAATACACAGATATAGTGAAATTCTATACGAGTGTGCTGCCTCATAAAGGTCGATTACTAGTTCGTGGTATCGACCATGATGGTAGTCATAAAAAGTTTAAAGTAAATTACAAACCATCTTTGTTCACACCTGTTCAAGAAGAAACAGGATATAAAACATTAGATGGTCGTAATGTAGAAAAGATACAACATGAAAGTATGTATGAGGCAAGAAAGTGGATTGACGAATACAAAGGTGTAACTAACTTTGAATATTTTGGTAATACAAGATTTCAATATCCATATATCGCAGATAAGTTTCCAGGCAAAGTCGATTGGGATTTAAAACAAATAAGATTAATTACAATTGACATTGAGTGTGAAAGTGAGAATGGTTTCCCTGACCCAAGTCTTGCAAGTCAACCTTTAATTTGTATTACTGTAAAAGACCATGTAAGAAAAAGTATTATTGTTTTCGGTTGTGGTAACTTTGTTAATGACCGTGATGATGTAAAGTATTTTAAATGTTCTACAGAAAGAGATTTAGTAGTTAAATTTACAAAGTTCTGGACTGCTTATAATCCAGATATTGTAACAGGTTGGAATGTTAAGTTCTTTGATATACCTTATTTGATGAATCGTTTTAGATATCTTATGGGCGATGAATTTGTAAATCAGTTTAGTCCTTGGGGTATCGTAACTTCTAATAGTGCAAAAATAACTGCTAAAGGATTCAATAGAGAACAAAACTATTATGATATTCTAGGCGTTTCAGTTTTAGATTATCTTGACCTGTATCGTAAACATACATTCGTTAGACAAGAAAGTTACAAACTAGATTACATTGGTGAAGTAGAATTAGGCGAAAACAAATTAGAAAATCCATATGATACTTTCAAAGAGTTTTATCAGAATGACTATCAATTATTCGTAGAGTATAACATTCAAGATGTTGAGATAGTTGATAAGTTAGAAGATAAAATGCAGTTGATTGCTTTACATTTGACTATGGCTTATGAAGGCAAAGTAAATTATCAAGATGTGTTTGGTCAAGTTAGAGTTTGGGATACAATCATCTATAATCATTTAAGAGATAAAGATATTGTACCACCTGCTGTTCAAGAATCTAAAACATCTTCTGGTTATGAAGGTGCATATGTGAAAGATCCTGTTGT